TTTGTCTATTAGCTCTCGTAGCTCTGGCATTGAGCGTCTAATGATTAAGGCCCTGTGTGCGGCTCTGTGAGCGTATCTGAGAGGATCTACGAGCATTGCATAGCTTTTACCACCCCCTGCTGCTCCGCCGTACAGAACGTCTGTCTCGGCTGCTGCGAGGAACTCTGTCTGAGGCCCTTCATTTGGAGCAAAGATAACATTTTCTTTTGCTTCTTGTTGAACTTGCTTGGGGGTGTTTGATAGCTCTTCGGGGGTTATAATTTTATCGGAGTCTGAGTTTTCTAGCTTTTTTATTGTTTGCTTTGTGTTTTTTAAAGATTCTTTATAGGCATGTAGCTTAGATTCAGTCTTAGCTATTTTCTTTTGTTTATCTTTTATAACTCGGTTAGCAGTTAACTTAGCCTTAGTTTGACTATGATAATTATATCCTCTGCCTTTTGAGCCTTTAGGTCTACCACCTTTTAATCTAGGTGTACCGTCTACCTTAAAGATAAAGTTATTATCTTCATCTTTAAGATACTTATCTGGATTAATTTCCCAATCTTTCATTGTCAATTATATTCTTTAAACCTTGATAACTTAGTTTACGACCTGTTTTATATTCAATCCAAGAAGAACCTTCTCGTAAAGATATTACTTTATTAGATACTAATTCTTTTATTTCATCTAATACCTTTAACTCTTCTTCTATAGGTATTAATTCTTTTTTTTCTTTCTTATAGCCGAAAGGTACATGACCTTTAAGCTTCCTCGTATTCTCCATCAATAATAACCTCTTGTTTAGAAGGTAGTATAAATAAACCTCCTTCAGCCTTATGACTTACATCTATACGTTCTGATTTACCTAAGCCTACACGGTCTAGGATTGTCTGTGCTGCTTGTAGCCTCATGTTAGCCTGTGGAATAGGCACATCAGAGTTCATGACTTCTACAAGTTTTAAAGCAGCTTTTGGAGCTGACTGGGCTAGGATTCCTTCAGCTATGTCTAATATTTCTTTTTTTAATGATTTTACAACCTGATAATGACCACTATTGTACCCAGCCAACTCCGCTGCCTTCTTCGGATCACCTCCTTGTTCCACTAGGTGTTCTAAGAAAGAGTGTTGTTTATCTGTCAGTTCTTTATTCATACTTATCATTATAGAGCTTATAGCCATTTTGTCAAGTAGTAAATTTAACTTGACAAAACGCACTTTCAGCTATATACTAACGTAATCGGTCCCCCCGGTTACATATAGATATATGTATAAGTTTATCTTCTTTAAATACCCGCCCTAACCGAACAGGAAGCTATAAGATCCCTATAGGATGTTGTTCGGTTAGTGGGTCTTTGAATACCCGCCTTAACCGGACAAGAAGCTATAAGGATCTCCTATAGGATGTTGTCCGGTTAGTAAGGTGTCAAGATCCTATATATCCCTTATAGCATCTTGACACCTTAGTGGGTCTATTAGCCCCGCCCAGAAGTACCTGCTTGACACTCCAGAGTTTCCAAAAATGTATAACATTTAGTATATATGGGGGTGGGGGGTACTGGCCTCCTGCCCACCCTCCAAGGACTCCAGAGTTTCCTAAGAAACTCTAAAGATTTCCAGAGTCCAAGCCTCAGAGTTTCTTAGGAAACTCCAAAGTACTCCAGAATACTTTAAAGTTCTTTAAAGTAATATTAAATAAAATTACTTTGTAATTCTTATGTACTTGATAGAGTCCCAGAGGACTCCCTAGTGTGTTAGTTTTAAAGATTCTTTAAAACTCTCCGAGGATTTTCAGAGACTTACGAGTATTTCTATCCATAGTATAATAATACTATGAGAATTCCAGAACTAACTACAAAGTAGTTAAAAAATACTTGACAACCCCGCCAAAAAACTGCCAATCGCGCAGGTATATACACATACACAACCCCATCATAATCTATGATTATGAAAATAATTCATGTGACAAAGGCCAAAAAGTTTGCCATCGCGCATGGCCGCACATGCACACGACCCCTAGAACTACGTTCTAAAAAATAAGTGTTGACAAGGGTTTCGGCAACTGCTAGGGACGATCACAACATGCACTGATGACATGTGCACATGATGCAGGCTTTCTTCGCGTGTTAACAGGCGCATAATGCGATCATGATTAATCGCGCACCAGAAAGCCTTGACAATCAAATCGGATTCCAGCACCTTGATATGGCCTTCAGCAATTCGGCTGTTTGGCAACTCAGGAGTTTTATCATGGCGACATTCACATACAACATCGACGACAACAAGCTGGCATCTGGCAAGCAGTTCAACGCTGTATGCTCACACTACACTAACCTACTCGCTACGAAGTTAAATTTAACTTCACAGGATCGTTATGTCCTGTTTAACAGGATGAGAGGTGCTGTAGGTCATTACTTCGGAGAAGTATTGAACTCTAAGATGACTCATGGCGATGTGCAATTGGCTTTTCAAGCCACTGTGGTTCCCTCAGACATCTTAATTACTATTAAGATTCCTAGTGTTGAGCCGAAGGCTACACCCAAGGTTCAACCAAAGGTTGCAGAGGCTCCTAAGAAGGGCCGAGGTAGACCCAAAGGGTCTAAGAATAAAGCAAAAGAGACTACGAAGTCTCCAGAGACTTTAGAGCAGCGGGTAGATTCCTTAGAATCTAAGATGGATAAAATCTTAGAAATTCTAACTGCGAAGTAATCCTGAGTCACCTGAGTATGTGAATAAACTACTCGCCTGAATTTAATTAATATTACGAGGTGGTTTATGTGGTTTGTAGATTTTATGGTTAGTGTATTTATATTTTTAATATATTTATTATTAATAATCTCGCTGCTTTGTGTGAGTGCATTTAATATATATTTATTACCAATCACAGTACCACTGATGATGTTGTTTACAATAGTTTGGGATGAAAGTTTAAGAGGGTTCCATTAATTTTCTAAGTTTGGTACATACCGTATGAAAGACTACGATGGTGGCTGACTGTAATTCCTATAAGGTGAGTAATTTATAATTAACAGGGTTGCTCCTGCCAAGTTATAAATTGTGACTTAGAAAATTAATATCCTGAGTATGATATAAAACTACTCACTTATTAATATTAGGAGTTTTTAGTATGGAAATTACCAGAGTATCAATGATTAGTAAAAAAGAAAATACTTTAGATCTAGATGTAACCCCTAGGCAAATTGAGGCTTGGCGTTGTGGTATGTTAATTCAGGATGCTATGCCTAATTTAACATCGGATGAAAGAGAGTTTATTGTGTCGGGTATTACTAAAGATGAGTGGGATAGTGTATTTGGAGATGAATAAAATTCATAATGGAGAGTGAATATGTATTATTCTTATGGCGATGGGTCTGGTAAGTGGCATAGCCAAACCATAAAGAGATTCAATGACTTAGAAACTGAGTCATTAAAATATATTATGTTTGATTGTAGCAGGGCTTTAGAGGCTATGCCTGACAATCCAAAGGCAGGACAATATCAAGATGAGATTCTTTATTGTGCTATGGAGTTAAATAAAAGGAGAAATAATTGAAAACTATATTACATGTTAATCAGCATAATATTAGAGCTAATAGTAAAGGGGCTGATCTACCAGTACTTACTGTTAAAGATTATAAACAAAATAGGAAATGTAATCAGGCATTAATTAAAGATGCCGAAGGTAACGTAGTTGCTAAGTTAATATATAGTCCAGACAAGCCACTGTCCTGTGGTGCCAAGGTCTGGATAGAAACTGAATTAAATGTGGAGACAATATAATGTATAAAACTCACGCTACTAAAGTCCAATCTTATGCACAAAGATCTGCCGATAACATGGCATGGGTTGTTATTATGGTTATTTGTTCAATCAGAATGAATTGGTTAACCGTAGGTTTTCAGTTAACGGATATTAAAAAGTTTAAATTAGACTCTAGGTTTCTTAAAAACAAAACTAGGGCCAAAGGTTATATGTATATTATGACTCACAAGCATAAAATTTATAGCCAGATGCTGGCAGTAATTAACTCACATAAGGACGATGACGAGAAAGCATTATCACTTATGAAAATATTCATTAGGATTCCGGGGCTTGGATTAGCTAAAGCTGGCTTTGTTTGTCAGTTAACTGCTGGATTAGTTGGGTGTATGGATAGTCATAATGTAAAGTTATTTGGCATTGAGCCAAAGTGTTTAGAGTATGATAAAAATATTAAGAAGGAGGCGTTACTTATTGAAAAGAAAAGGAATTATATTAAGATTTGCCATGAGTATGGCACAGAATTTCTTTGGAATAATTGGTGTGAATTCTTGGCTAACGACTCAGGATCTAATAGTAAATGGGTTGACGGGTTCCATGCCTCGGAAGTACACTATACTTATCTGACTCAGGAGGGCTGAGATGTTATACAAACATGACTGTAAAAACTGTGTATATGTAAAAACTGTGGGCAACTGTGACTACCATATTTGCATTGATGAGACTGCCAAAAACGGCTCTTTGATTCGTCGGTATAGTAGTGAAGGTTCTGATTATAGGTCAACAAACATAGACGCCTTTTTAAGGAGGTTATAAGATGTATTACGCAACTAGGGTTGATTCATGTAGCGGGATTTGGTTTGTTAATAAAACTTTAAAAGGCTTTGTCAAGAAATTTCATGATGGCGACGAGATTCTCATCTGTAAGAAAAAACCAGACACTGCCGACTACGGTTATTATTATACAGTAATAGACGGTAAAGTTAAGCGCCACCCTAAGAAAGCAGTTAATGTAATGTGGATGAAAAGGGAGTTAGGGCTATGAGGTATAATAGAATATTAGAGTTTAATGTAGGTAAAGTAAAAGGTTCTTGTCTTGTTTATTATGAGCCTCCTCAATACGAGCCACCCAACATGATTCAACAACAGTATATTGAGTTCTCTCATGTAGATGTTAATAATAAACTAATACCTTTTGAGAGTATTAATGATGTTTTATTTGGAATTATGGAACAAGCTTTTGAACAAGAACAAAAAGACTACTTAGCTTATGGAGATTATTAATGAGCTTAACACTTTGGGTTACACAAGACATAGAAGTTATTCATTTTAAAGGTTATAAAAAACACACTATAAGGAGGTTTAAAAAGTTTAATACATTATCACAAGCACAGGAGGAACTAGAAAAAAACAGTGACAATTATTATATATATGATGGGGTTAAACCTGATCAACTTTATGGAGTTTATAACTTCGTAGGTAATAGATTACAAAGGATAGACAATGAAGCAAGTATTAATAGACGTAAGAAACAGCTACGGTAATACTTTATATTACCCAGCCTGTACAAACGCTTGTAAGTTTGCACAGATAGCTGCCACAAAAACTTTATCGGTACAGGTACTAAAGTATATTAAAGAACTAGGTTACACAATCACTGTAAAACAAAAGGAAGTAATAGTATGAACAACGTAATTAATATGTTTGAAAACGCCAAAGTTGCTGACTACGGCCCTGCTGATTTTGATATTGATCAAGCGCCTTTAACTTATATTACTGAGTCTGGTATTCAGAAAGCATCCAAGCATGTAATATATAGAACAGATACTGGAGAAGAGTTAGGTATACACGGCTCACGGTACTCAGACTTATATGATTTATCTTATAAGAGAATGATAGATAACCAAAGAGATTGTATTAATAAATCTGGTTTAGACCTCGGAGGTCTTAGCGAAGACATACAAGTATCACATAACGGTGCTAAGTGCTTTGTTAAACATACCTTACCAGATGTAAAACTACGGACTCCAGATGGTGATCAAGCAGCCCTAACATTCTTAACTGTTAGTAGCCTAGATGGCACCTTCCCCTTTATATCTACAACAGGAGCCAACCAGTGGGCTTGTATGAATGGTCAAGTATTTACTAATGGTGCAGCTACCATGTATAAATCTAGACACACTAAGAAATTAGATGTAGACCATGCCGCTAAAATTATGTATCAAGCTGTAGATATATTTAAAGATGAGGTAGACAAGTGGTTTGTCTGGTCTGAGATTGGTGTACATAATATGGATGCCTTCTTTGCTTTTGCTAAAGCAGCTAATGCAAAGGCAGTGTTTGCTTGGCGTAAGGAATACCCAACATCCCCTATAAGCGAGATGCTTTTACAACCTAAGATATATAGCAATACTGCTCTGATGTATATGTGGGATAAATATACTACACATTATTCTAAGAAGATGGGTACGAATCAATGGGCTGTATATAATACACTTACTGATTGGTCTACTCATGCTCCAGCAGCAAGGGAATCTTCTCAGGTAAACATTGCTTCTATATCTTATAAGCGTGGTGAGACTGTTCGTGATACAATTATTTCTAACTTTCGGGAGGCAGCGTAATGACTCTTAGTGAAGCTGCTGGATATTTAAATCAAACAGAAGATGAGCTTTGGAGCTGGATTAATAATCTTAAAAAGAGCGGATATAGATTTTTTAATAACGAGTACGATTGCGATGGTTGTATTTATACAGATGCAGATGGAGGAGCCTTGTTAATTAAAGGGTACTCTGAAATTTATGAAACAGAAGGAGGTCAAATAGAATTATTAGAAGACTGCACGTATTGTAATATAGAATATTCTATGTTGAGAAAGATCTTTAAAGAGTTAGAAAATTCGGCAAAAGAGTTTGAAAAAAATATTATGGAGGAAGCGTAATGAATATAGATACCGATGCAGACTATGTACTTGAGGCTTACTGGTGGGAGCACAAGCTAGTAGACAATGTAGTTAAACGTAAGAAGAAACATATGTTAGCTTGTATAGCATGTTATAAAGAATATGAAGATCCTTCGGGGCAGCTTGAGGAAATACTAGCTTTAAAAGATGCGCTTACTGTAGCATACCGCTATCATCCTGATGGTGATGTGGTTGTTAAGTTAACTATTAAAGAGGAG